TGGTACTTAGTTCGTGGCGGTAGGGGAAACGGGCAGCCGCGGCCTGCGGGATGGTTATTGTCCCAATTCTACGTGCCTGCATCAGGTGGAAGCTCTGCCGAAGACAATGTCGGCGATGGCTCCGAGCCTGGAACAGCAGAACCGCAGACCGCAAAATCTTCGCGCGAGGATATGGTTTCGAAGAGTCCGGACTCGAACGATTACAGCCTAGTTTTCGAAAAGGTGAATCGTTCGTTCCAAAACCTCGCGTCCAGCCTGAAAGATCTACCAATTTCCGAAGATTGCAAAGCGGGTTTGTTGCAACACTTGGGCCAATTAGCGCAGATAGAAATGACCCCAAAAATGTTGAGCAAGCCCTGTACAAACGCGTTGTTGGCGTTACCCCAGCCACCAACAGAACCACCCTCGAGTCCTTGCGTCAATTCGTCAGAGGGTGGCTCTCCAAATCCGGGCTCAAGCCAGTCACCGAGTTGCCCTCCTTCGAATCCTGGCTTGACGCAACAAGTTACCCCGAAGGCAGAAAGTCCGAATTGCGGATCGCCGCCGAAAGCAACAACTTCCGACGGCCCCCGCGATGGGTCTGCCGACAAGTAAAATCTTTCCTCAAGCTGGAAAACTATGACATTGTCAAGTACGCCAGAACCATCAATAGTCGATCTGATCGATTTAAAGTTTGGGCTGGCCCACTTGCCAAGGCCATAGAAAGTGAAGTGTACCAATTACCCTATTTCATAAAGCATGTTCCTGTACCCGAAAGACCAGAATTCCTAAGGCGTTTAAAGAAAGATGGAATGGTCTATGCTGAATGGGATTTTTCCAGCTTTGAGAAGCACTTCCTCAGGGAGGTGATGGAGGTGATTGAGTTTGAGCTTTACCGCTACATGTTACCTATTTGTAGCGAAGACGATTTGAAATTCCTGCTGAACGTGCTAGGGGGTAAAAACCACTTACATTTTCGCCTAGGTAGAGCTGTTATAGCCGCCAGGCGATTGTCAGGTGAGGTTTTTACTAGCCTTGGCAATGGGTTCACCAATTTGATGCTCGTCCTTTATCTCGCTCATCTGAAAGGCCTACAAGCCGATGGTGTGGTCGAAGGCGATGACGGTCTGTTTGCCCTCTCAGGCAGACTAGAGCCAGCTGACTGGGCCATGCTGGGGTTTACGGTTAAGGAAATCCACTATTATGACGATCCTGGTAAAGCGCACTTTTGTGGCATGATCTTTGCGGAATCCGGTGAGATCATACGTGACCCAATACGCTTTTTCCAGAAATTCGGGTGGACTCATTCCAAAGTGCAGGGTGGCGTTAAGGTTATGTTAGCGCTAGCCAGGGCTAAGGCCTTGTCTACCGTCTATGAGACACCCCAGTGTCCATTGATAGGTGCCGCTGCACGCCGTATACTCAAGGAGACCCGTGGTATTGAACCTGATTTTGTTCCAGATGGTTACCACGATGCCGAGTTGATCCCACGTGACGAAGGAAAATTGCCGGACTTCGCGCCGTCGATTGATACGCGGGTTCTATTCGAGGAGAAGTTTGGGGTCAGCATTGAGTCTCAACTCTTTGCTGAAGGGGAGATTGCGAAGGGCAATTTCTCCGTGTTGTGCCATGTTTTGAACCCCTCAGTTGAGGTTGAGATGGCCAACATCAAGTACCTGGGTGATTTCGTAGGACCTTGAACCCGTGGTGCTAACTCTTCAATAGGCG